AATTTCCATCTGTGCGGTTTGCAGACCTCGGATAACTCCGCACAGTTCTCGGTAGTGGTCGTAGGATTTCGCGCTACCACCACTAACACTCTCGACCGACTGCTTGACGTGTTCTTCAAGCTTCTTGTTTAACACTTCAAGTAAAGTGGCCATCATTCATCCTTCGTAGGTTTGTTATTGGCGTTCTCAGCCGCCATCGCAGCCTGACGCATTTTCGCCATGTGGACTTGACCGCCATGAGCTAACTTTTGAGCGTGTACTTGCCCGCCATGCGCCATCTTCTGCTGAGCCTGCGCTTGCTGCTGCTGCATGGCTTGCTGCTGTTGAGCCTGAGCTTGCTGGAGTGCCATCTGTTTAGCCGCCATCTCTAGGGCATGCAGTTCTTGGGCTTGTGCAATCTCTTGCTGTAGACGCATCGCTGCCATGTTGGGGTCTTCACCAGCTTTAGCTGCGTTCTCGCGAGCCTTGAGTGACAACTCCTCGGCTTTAATCTGCAAGTCGCCCTTGACCTTGAGTTCTTTAGTATCAGCGTCTTGCTTCTTGATCGCCAACTCCTGCTGCTGCATCTGCATGACTGGGTCTTGAGCTTGCGCCATCGCTTGCTGCTGCGCGGCCTTGGCCTTGTCCATCTGGAGCAACTGCGCTGCGGCTTGCGCCACAAGTTTAGAAACCTGAACTTCGGTCTGCTCATCCAACTGTGCATCAGGTGGTGGCAATGTCGCACCCAGTTGTTCCTGAATCTTCTGACGGTACTGGAACGCTAAGTGTTCTGCAGTATGCGCCATGATCGCGGCTTGCATCTGCTGCGCCATCGGGTTCTGGCCAAGCTGCCCCATGATGACTGGGTCCTGCATCATGGATTGATGAACAGCAATGTGTGCGTCGTGATCTTGATAGATAAACGCCTTTGTGGGCTTGCCAGTCAGGAACGACATGTTCTCGCTAACAGGATCGCGTGGTGTCTGATCGTCGTCTGTCGGCACAAGCTTCTCAGCGTTCTTGATACCCAACACCTCGATCATCTGACGGTGCAGAACTGGGAGGTTGTAAATCTGCGGAGCGCCTTGAGCCAACTGAATGACTGCTTGGTACTGCATGATCCGTTGTGCCATCGTCGCACTGTTGGGATCGCTGACTGGAATAACTGACACGGTGTCGTAGTCAGCTTGCTTGGCTTTACGATCACCTTCAACTGGATCAAAGCTGTACTCGGGTGGTGTGTTATCACGGATGATGTCACGCAACAATTGAAACTCTTGTTTCATGCTGTAGTGAACACGCGCTTGCACAGCACTCATTGTCTTAAGCTGGCGTTCTAACAGAGCAAGCGTGGTACCCACCGGTGCATTCGCACTCATGTCGCTGATGTTCATATCAGCAATAGAGCCAAGGCGACGACCTTCGTCAGTGATCTTATCTAACAGACCTGCCAGAACTTGTGATGGTTCTTTGTATGGCAATGGCATGATGTTGTCACGGATAGCGCCAGACGGCACGTCCATGTCACGGAACTCACCGGGACTGATTGGGGTATCGTCATCCTTGATCCGCAGACCGCGTGTCTTTAATCCACCGGGTAAGTTAGCCAGTGTGCCGGCGTCAACCAACTGACGAATGATAGATGTCCCTGCGCGTGCGTAGCCACCAATCAAGTGAATCAAACCAAGGCCATAAGCACCAAAGCCCGGCACGTATGTGTACTGTACGAAGTGTTGGCGTTTTAATTTCTTCTTGTCATCGTCGTTCCAATTACGGCGAATAGCCAGCACTGTGCTTGTGCCGCGATCAATTGTGATGATGTAAGGCCGAGCAATCTCATCCTCGTCCTCATACCCCGGCAAGTCGTAGTCGATGTGGACTTCAAGTATCTGGTATCTGTCGTCGTCCGTCAGGCTGTAGCCTTGGTCGTCAGCTTTCTTTTTCTCGACGTCTGTGTGGATGTTCTGTGGCTCACCCAAATCCTCATCAACATAAAAGCCAGCGACCTGTAGCTTCTTAACCTCATTCTTGGTTTTACGCATCACATGCGTAAGCCTTTCCGCAGTGGCCGCACTAGACGCGCCATAGGGAATAATGATGTCTTCCGCGGGTATGAACATCGCAACCTGACGGCCAAGCGACGGATCGAAATAAACTTTCTTGAACGCAGCACCCGCCAAACCTAAGTTGTACAACATGCGCTCGTGCTCTGGGCGATACTCAGTCATCACCTCAGTCAACTGATAATTCATGTCGTCTCTGACACGCTCCGCCGCCTCCTCTTTAAGACGGTCAATGGCACCGATAATTTCCGTTTTAACTGGACCCTGAGCAGGGAACGTTTCAATGATAGTTTCAGACTGGAAGCGAACAGCGGCCTCCGTGAGTACAGTCGAGAAAACTCCGCAAGCGCCGAGCCAAGGCTCTGTCCTTTCTTCATACTTCATCCCCAAAACGTCTAAGCCTTTGACATACATCTCAACCCAGTCTTTGCGGCTAGAAATGTCTGAGTCCACCATCTCAATGATGTCGCTTGCAACTTTCTGCAACTCACCTGAGTCCATCTCTTCTGCAAGGTTGGCATCAAAGTCGTCGCTCTTGTCACCAAGCATGTCAGTCAAGTCAATCTCAATGCCGTCCATGCCAACAATTACGCCGTCAGGATTCTCAATCTGAATCTCAATGCCGGGGCCGTCATCTTCAGCGGCCAGTGCATCCAACCCAAGCGGTGCTGGGTTTAAAGAGGGGAACATATTAGTAGCCATGTAAAGTCCTTAGTAATACGCTTGCCGACGGGCCGCGTAACGGGGTTCATTATCCTCGTGGTCACTGCTCAAGCGCAATAGCCCACCCTTGCGAATTCTCATCATGGCAAGCGTCATCGTGTCCACCTCGTCGTCATGCTCGCCTGCGGGAAACGCCAAAATCTCCTCTACAGTGGCCGCAGCCCACGCATTCTCAGGAAACCAAACGTGCCCTGACGCAAACATATCTGCCACGGCGTTAAGCCTAGCAATCTTGTCTTGACCCTTACCGGGACTGAAGTCCTGCACAAATATACCTGACCTGCGCATCTCGTCAATCAGCGGTTGACCACTGGCTTTAGCCTCAACAATCACACTGTCCGGCTCCCACAGCTTGTACTGCTCGTGCGCCATGGCTTTTAGCTCTGGAAACTCGTATTTCCCCTTGACTTTGTTCAAGAGGATCACATTCTGCGTCCCATCGTCGTCGTTTTCCCACACACCCCACGTATGGCACACGGAGAAGTCAGACCTTTCTTTGGTAGTGAGCGCCGTATCGAACGCCTGCACGATAAAGTCAACTCTTGGTGGATCATCCTTCTCCCACCAGCGTATCCAGTCCCGTTTTATGATGGCAGCCTCGGCTGCGGTCGGATTTTGCTGGTATTGAGCGTACCACTGCCACATGATGTGGTGCATTGACGCCCGAGTTTGTTGCAAGGACTCGATTGACCACTGTTCTGGCCAGATTGACTTCTCGTTTTCCGTGCCTTCGTTCAAAATTGCAGGAAATTCAAAGGTTTCGTACGTGTCCCCGCCCTCATTCATGGCGGAATCTTTAATTAGACGCCCAATCAGGTCCCTCTGGTGCCACCTTGTGTGTAAAACACAGATTTTCCCCTCTGGCATCAGTCGAGTACGCAGACCAGCGCTGAACCACTCGTACGCATTGTCCAAAGATGTGGTGTTTCCAGCCTTAATGTCCTGCTCAGACAGCGGATCGTCGGCAATAATCAAGTAGGCACCACGTCCAGCCAGCGCACCACCCACACCAATCGCAAAATACTCGCCACCTTTGGTTGTATTCCACTGCGCAGCAGCTTTGGCGTCACTTGCAATGTTTGTTCCGGGGAAAATTGCCTTGTATTCGGGCGTATTGATCAGATTTCGCACCTTGCGAGCCATTACAACCGCCAAATCTGCAGTGTGTGAGGCCACAATTACCTTGTGATCGGGGTGTTTGCCTAAGTACCAAGCTGGATAGTAGATAGAAATCATCTGGGATTTACCCATACGAGGTGCCATAGACACGGCGATCCGGTTCTTGATGTTCTGCTCGACCTCCATCAGCAGGTTGCCCAGCCGTTTTAAGTGAACTCCAAACTTATAGTTAGCATCAATAGCAGCAATGAACGACAAAAAGTCGTCTTGGGCCAAGGTCTGGCGCTTTCGACCATCCAACTCTGCAAACATAGCTAACAGTTCCGCTGCCTCATCTGGGGGCAGCTTCTTAGAAATCCGGTCAATGATCTCTGGCGTTAGGGTTTGCTGCATCAGATTGCTTCAACGTCGCTAATATCTATCTGCACTTGGGACTTGGTTGGCTTGTTGTTGTCTACAACTTCTGCTTCCAGCACTTTGGTCAGGCGTTCTCGCAGCATTTGTTCTAACTCTTCCGTAGGCCGGTGGCGCATCGTGATCTCGGTCTTGTCCGTAAATAACCCAACGTCGCTGATCTTACCTAGCAGTTCCAGTGACTTCATCCGTATGCGGGGATCAGGGTTTGCCGTTTCAGATAGCAGTTTATTAGTTACGTAGGTCCTGAGTTGCTGGGCGGACTTAATGACTACCTGATCGTATTCAGACAGCAGAGACTGCAGATACACCACCATGCCGGGAGAAGACAAGTCCTCGTCAGACGCCAACTCGTTCCCGATGAACACCTCGCGGGCTTTGTGCTTGTCCGCTTCGGATACTTCGTTTGGGGCTGGCAGATTGTTAGTGTCTACTAACGCAGCCATGGCTGCGGCCACGCGGGTCTCCAGCGACTCAAATGTCGGGGAGTAGTCCGCAAGCGGAATATTGAAATCTATAGCAGGTGTGTACATAGGCGGAGTAGCAGCCGTTAGTTTTGCGGATTATATATGTAATTTTTTTCTTGTGTGTTTTATTTAACAATGGGGCGTCTTCCGTTAACGGACCCCCACGGTCTGCGGTTGGCAGTTTGTTCTTGTTGGGTTGCCCATCGGCAGTTGTCGGGACTATAGCCTTTTGTATTGTCTATTCTGTCTATGGAATGCCCCGTTGGTTTGGGTCCCATATCTTCAAAGAAACATAGCCAGCCGGTCTTACCGTTTTCCCCAAACCTCCAGCGGTTGCAGACAGCTATTCCCCGCCCACCATAATAACTATACTTGGGTTGCTTTGGGTTATAGCACCGGTCTATCATGGATTTCCAAGACTGTTTGGTATACGTACGTCGCTCCTCATCGGCGGTTTTAATTAGTGCGGCACGAAACTCGTCCGCATAACACCCACAGGATTTTGTAACTCCCGTCTTCAGCTTGAACCCCAGCACCACCGAGGTGTTGCCGCAGTCGCAAAAGCAGGTCCAGCGCGCATTGGATTTTTTGTCCCGGCTGTGCAAACTTTGCACAATTAATCTACCAAATCGTTGTTGTTCCATGATATTCCTTAGATGGGGGTAGGGTGGGATTGTACTGTATTTTTTATAATTTTGTATAGGAATGGTTTTATTTTGCTGCCGGGGGATGCTGCGCTCAGCGTAATGCGGGCGGGACTCCGTCAGCCCCCAAGGACGGGTAGGGGGGCGGTGGGGTCAAAACAGGCTCAAAAAAAGATAAGGTTATAACTAAACAAAAGGGTTGACAAAACTATAAAGTTGCTATACATTAGACCCATCGGTTAGGCAATTCGGCTTAGTCGATATGTAAGTCAACGCTATTTAAGGAAATCAAAATGGCAAATTTCACAAAGTTGCACACCGCTATTGTCGGTGCTTTCAAATCCGCTAAGGTTAAAGCTGAAAAGCTGGAAAACGACAGCGTGACTACCCAAAATAAAGCAATTACCGCTTTGGTAGATGCCCACATTTTGGCATGCACTACAACAAAAGCCGAGTACATGAAAGGCACATCGGTTAAGAATGAAGCAAAGGGTGAGGTCAAAGCACTTTTTGATTCGCTAGTTGCTGACAAATATATCAGCAAAAATACGGCTCAACAATATCAGCAATGTTTTTGGATTGCTTTTGAAAAGGGTATCCCTTTTACTCGGGATTTGGTCAACAAAAAAGCCGAAGCAAAAGCCGAAGCAAATACCCCAAAAACGGAAACCCCAAAAGCGGGTCCAGTTGAAAAAACGGATATGCCCGCTTTGATTGCCACGTTGCAAAAGGCTTTGCACCAGTGTACTTTGCTGAATCAAAGCATGCTCAAAGGTGCATTGGTAGATGCCATTGTCGAATTTATCCCTGATTTCACCGAATCAGTTAAGTAAAAACCTAAACAACGGAAACCCTAGGGGAAACCCTAGGGGTTTTAAAGTGAATAAATACATGCACTATTCAAAAGCAAAACCCGAATCCGATGTTTTGACTTGGAAAATCTACAATGACCCATTGGTTAACCGATGGAAAGTTGAATTTTCCGATGGTGAAAAGCGTTCTTTCCGTCATGAAAAAGATGCAAAAGCATATATAAATGACAAGTTTTTTTCCATGTACTTCTAAGGGTAACATCATGTCAGATTTTGTTGGAGTACTCACAATTTACACTTGGGTTAACGCACCAGAGGGTAAAAGGGGCAAACGTCTAAACGTCAATAAAAGCCACTTTTGCGACACGTTCGAAATGGGGAAAGAATTATTGAACCATTGGCGTGAAGCAAACCCCAATATCGAAATGCACGCTGAATTGGTCATAACCCGATACATCGACTAAACCCTAGGGTTTCCACTAAGCCACCGCAAGGTGGCTTTTTTTCGCCCAAAATTTTTCCCAAAAATTTTCTTTGCGTGCGCTTCCATTGTCCGTTTGGAAAACGTCATAGTAGTTAGGCGGTGCGGGAGAGCGAGCGAGCGTGTGCGTGTGCGCGAGTGAGGGAGAGCTTCGGGGCGACCAAGGGGACAAAAATCAGCAAAAGTTATAAGGTTATAACTTTCGGTCGGCACTACTATGATTTTACCCTGCGTTACAATGTTACAAAACACCCCCAGTTTGTTACAAAACTCTGTAACGTTGTTTTTTTGCAAATAGCCCTGCAAATGTAATACTAAGCGTTTCAAAACTCTGAGAGAGAGAGAGATAGATATAATATATATATATTGTTACATTGTAACAGTCTTTTCAGAATTGAGACGGTCAAATTCTGATCCATATAGGTTGGTATATGTTTGTGTGTATAGTTATATAAAACTAAAGAAAAAAGATTTTAGGTCTTCATACCCCCCAATACCCTGTTACGGTGTAACCACGACCCGTTTTATAGCCCCACTATAACCAAAACACCGCTAAGTTGTTGATTTCATTAAGTACCCCCTACACCACCATCGTAACACCCACCCTGTAACATTTCACCCCCTTTTTGTAACACTGTAACACGCACCCCCAAACCCTCACCCAACCCACGAAAGTTATAACCTTATAACTTCTGCTATACTACGCACCTCCACACCAACCCAAGGACTTACTATGATCAGCAAACTCTACACCGTCGAATTGAACTTCCCCATGGAGGTTGCCGACCGACTTGCAGCCTCCCACAAACTCGGCATCGAAGCAGCCACCACACAAGCCATCAAGTTCTGGTTGCAGTTGGGCGACGACACATGGAACACCATTGCAACCCAAGCAAACATTGAAGGCATGACACGGGCGGAGTTTGTACGCAGAGCCGTTGCCAAACTAATGCAACCCGAAGCCCCCGCCTACATAAACCTCAAGTCAGACCTACCCCTTGCAGAACGACGCAAGGCACGAGATGAGGACATCGGATACCGCGCACTTCGGGGAGCACCCCGCAAGGAACTTGCAACCCAATACGGCTTATCAGAAATACGCATACACCAGATCGTATCTGCTGCAAAAAAGAAATTAAACGCTGAAAAACAGGCGAAAGATTGGACTCCAGACCCATACGAAAACGCTTGACAAAAACCTATAATTCTGGTATAATTGATTTATCAAGTCGAGTAACGCCTCGGCTTGTTTAGTTCTTTAAAAATATATAGATAGGTTTTTGTGTATCTTATAAAGTTATAACCTTATAACTTTCGCCTAGTCCACATAAGGTACACAAAAAATGCAAGCCGTCGCTGTAAATACAGAAGCTCGATAGATTAGTGTCCAGTTCATACCAGAGTTGGTCGTATCCCGATGCCTCAATAGCCACCGCACCTCTTATGCGTGTTTC